GTCGAGCACGCCAGTCACGCCAGCAAAAAATTGCTTGAGGTCGGGGCGATAGTGCGGACCGATCGCGCCTTGCGCGGCAAAAGCAGTCGCGTCTTTTCCGAAGCTAAAGTACTGCAGCGCACCTAGTACCCGTTCCTTGATCTGCGCCACGCCGTCGAGCGGGAAAGCGCTGGGGTCTTTGCGCACGTCGAAGTCGATGTAGATATTCACGAGCGTGGGGCGCGAGAACTTCACGACCCACGGATTCCCCGCCGTATCTGTGACGCTGCCTGAGTTGTTGCCGAAAGTCTCGATCCCGTCGGCGACGTTCTCAAACACCGCGACCCTGACATCCTGATCCGCCCCGCCCAGCGCCAGCACCTCGACGGATTTAGGCGGCAAGCCTTGCGCGTCGGTAACCATCGTAGAGTTCGAGAACACCGAGCACGCGGTCACGGGGTTCGGTCCACCCTGCCCGACTTTGAGCACGTTGGCGCGGATCGAGTTCTTAGTCGCGCGCCCCTGTCCCTGTAGCTCATTCTCGCGGCGTATTCGAAAATCGACATCACTCTCAGCGAGCGAGCCCACGATCGCGTCGGCCAAGTTGATCGCGGTAAGCCAGCCCGTGACCGGCGTTTCGATTTGCGTCAGCGTGCCGCCCAGCGCTGCGAACGCGCCCACCACTTCGGCGGCGCTGAGCACGTCGATCGCGCCGGTCCCTTCGCCCAGGTATCCCCACACGACGGTGTTATCCGTGATGTTGTTTCCCGTGCCGGTAGGCCCGCCCGCGCCCGCCGAGTTACCGCCGCCGATGCAGTAGTAGACCCGCGCGCCGTTGTATACGCGGTCACCTGGAAAGTACGCGGTAGCTGCAGTCCACTGCGCGAGCGCCGTGATAGTCGCAGCGGCCAGGGTGGCAAAGCGCGTACGACTGCCGACTGCAGACACCACGCGGCCCAGCGCAAGCACGGTGCCCGGGTTACCGGTTGCGGTGATAAGCGCGACGCTCGGGCGCTCGCCTAGCGCGATCGTACCTGTGAGCGCGCCGATCGCGTGCAGCGCCGCGCCTTCGGCTTTGTCCGGATCGGTCGCGGAGTTCACCGCCTGCAAGAGCTCCCACAGGTCGGCCTGATCCCCGGCGAAGATTCCGATAAACTGCCCGATCGCAGACTGCGCCGGTATAGACCCGTCGGGCTCGCTGCCTATGTTGGCACCGTAGACCGCTTTGAAAGCGTCGTCGAGCTCGGCTTTGATGACAGGTAGCGGCTTTGGTACAAAGCCCGCCAGCGTTAGACCGTAGGCCATGTGCTAAGCGCTCCTTTCGATGCCGCCGCGTATCAGCTGCCCGACGTCCCCGCGCACGGTCCAAGTCACCGCCACGGTGCGCGGCGTGCGCTTGGTGTAGGCGACGTTCAGATTGACCACTTCCACCACGCCGGGCGAACTGAGAAGCGCGCGGCGGAAGATCTCTCGCACCACGATCAGCGACGGATTTTTGATCAGCACGCTATTCCAATAATCGATCCCGATCTCTAGGTCGAAAACCCATTCGCCCTGGAAGAAGCGCAAGCGGATTTTGATGCCCTGCAAGATGGCGGCAGCGTCGGTCGCGAAAGCCCAGTCACCATTGACTATCGCGAGCTCGTCATCGTCAGTCAGCAGTAGATCGGTAGCGGTCACGCGACTAGCCTATCATGGTTAAGTACGCTTTACCGACACCGACGGCGCGCGGATATCGGGCACGCTAGGCGGTGGGTTTGTCGGCGCGCTACTCGCGCCCGCTGGCGTAGGGTGAGTGTGTGTCGCCAGCCACGTGATCAAGTTCAGTAAGAACGTGTAAAGGATCTGGCCTAAAGCGACGGGCTCTAGGTCTGCCGTGAGGTTAGAACCGATCCGGATCTGGGGGGCGTCGATGTGGATCTGCAGCCCGGTATCATTCCCGATCGTCATCCGGTCGGTGGGCACGCTCTGCCACGGTGTAGCAAAGCTGCGCAGCCCCGGGCTAAACACCGCGTCCGCTAGGTGACAGCGCCGATCGTCGCCCGGGTCTACATCCCCGCCGCGCGTCAGCCACAGGTCAAGCGACGCCTCGGAGAAACGGATCTCCCCGGTGTCGCCGACTTTGATCGGGCACGTCACGCGGTAATCGCCCGCGCCGACCCAAGCCACCGGCACGCTTACGATCTGCGGCAGCGCTTCCACCTGTCGCGCTAGCGTCTCGTCGAGGTAGGCGCTCGCGATTAGCGGCTGCACGTCCACACTCTTGATCCGCTGCTCTGCGCCCGCGAGCTCTGTGTTAACTCGAACCACGCGCCCCGGAATCATGGTGTGTATATCGCTCAGAGCTGCGCGCATGCCGCGCTTGATCACGTCCGCTAGCGATGTCGGTAACCCGTTCTGACTCATGCTGGCCGTGCCTCAAAGTTCGTGTACCAGTCGCCGCCCGCAGTATCGCCCACGTGCTCTAGCTTTCGTACGACCACCGGCCCGTTGTGGCGAGCGCTGCGGATCACGACCTGCGAGCCTATCTTGATCCCGAAGTTTAGCAGCGACTTTACTTTGACCAGCGCCCGCCCGCCCTTCCTCTCGGGCGTGCCGAACTCGGGCGACCCGATGAGCCCCGTCGAGGGCGACAGCTCGGGCACTTGCTCGCCGCTGCCTTCGCCGGGTCGCACGATCAAGATCTGCTCATCTTGCACGCTGTACTCGTAGCCCGCTGCAGCCAGCACGCGATCGAGCTCGCGAGACGCCGGGCCGTGCGCGGCGTAGCCTTGCGAGTATTCACCGGTCATCTGGGAAGCCGCGCGCTCTGTGTTACCTAGACCCAGCCCGAGCTTTCCCGCGACTTTGCGCACCACGTCGGGGATCTTGACGCCGCTCGCGAAGCTCTCGTTTACGCGCGCGAACGCTAGCGCGCGCTCGCCGTCACCGCTCTTGATCACGGTGTTCCAAGTCGCGCCATCGCGCACGTGGTCTATCGTGCGCACGTCGCCTACAAAAAGCTGACCGATGCCCGTGCCTTCGTAGCCTGCCTGCAGCAGAAACTTTACGCCCTTGGTCTGCAGCGCCGCGCGCGTGTCAGCCGCAAGATTGCTTACGGTGACCTCGCATGTGTTCGGCTCTTTTCCGCTGGTCTTTGTAACCTTGAACGCGACGCGCAAGCGCTCAATTTCCAGCACGTCGCTAGTCACCGTGCGAAAGTCTTCAGCCACGCGGCGCGCTATCGTGAGGCGCACTAGGCGCTTGAATAAAAGGTCGCTAGCCATCTGCTGCGGGCTCTAGCTGCGCTTCGTCGGGTTCGTAGTAAAGTAGCTGCACACGGCTACCGAGGTCGCCTTTTTGCGCGACGTCATCCCAGCTAGGATTCAGGCCCGAGTCCGAAGTGTCTACGGCTATGAGCACGCCAGCTGGGCGCGCGCGGCTAGGCGTCCGCCGACCTAGCGGGAAAGATACGATGAGTTTGATCCCGTTCACCACGTCATCGCCGGACTCGCTCTGTATGTTCAGATACCAAGCGCGCTCGCGCGTGTTCCACTTGAACTCAAGCGTGAACACGACGCCCGATAGGACTGCCTGCAAGTCGAAGTGCGGAAGGTCAGAGCGCAGCGGGATGTTTATCGGCACGTCGTCACGCTCCCGGTGTCAGCAGTTTAGACAAGCCCCGACCCGTGCTGTTATCGAGCGTCTTTAGGATCGACTTTTTGCTGGCGCTCGTGTCGGTCTTTGGCGCTTGCTTGCCGGTCTTGTTCTTCGGCTGCACTTTGGGATCGCGCGAAACTACTTTGCGCGTGAGCTTATTCTTAACCAAGATGACGCGCTGAAAGGATGCCGTGAACAAGAGCGCGTCGCCGGTCTTGCTGTCACGCGGTACCGACAGCGAAGTCAGGATCATGTCATCGTAGGTGCGGATCTGCGTAACCACGGTGATAGGCGATCCCTTGTCTTTGAGCTCCACTAGCTTCGCGTACGCAGTCTCAGCGTAGCCCGCCGCGCCCTGTCGCGAATCCTCTAGGGAGCTGCTGACAAAGGACACGCCGAACGCCTCGACGACCCGCGTGCGCTGCGTGGTGTTTATCGGCGTGTTACTGACTATCGCGTCGATCGTGAGGCGGTCGGGCTTAGGCCGCGTATGGTCGGTGATGTTTGACCCTTGCTCGACAGGGTGCTCCGTCACCTCGACCTCACCGCTGTGGACTTCGCGCAGCGCGGCATCGAGTGCAATACTCTCGATCTTGGTCGGCTGCGTCGAGAACACTAGAGACGTTTCGGCCATGGCTACATCCCCAGCGCGGCGGCAGCTTGCTCTAGTTCGGTCTGCCGTGCTGCGTCTATCTGCGCGCGCACTTTGCCCGCTACGTCGGTCGCGTCTTGGCCGGGCTGCTGATAGATCTTAAAATCGTTTGTGGTGTTCGAGCTGTACACGCCGCCCGCGCTGCGCGCTGCTGCAGCGCTCGCAGCTGGCGAAGCCGCCCCGCCACCTATGACCGCGCCCGGCCCGCTTGTACCTATGTGCAGGAATGATTTTACGGAGTTAAACGCACCCGTGATCCGGCCCGTGATCGAGTTCACCATGCTAGTGATCATCTCGTTAATCCACGCGCCGAACGCCTGCCACGCCGCTTTGATCTCGGTGATCATCTGGTCCCAGATCTGCGGGAAGTGCGTGACGAGCGCGGCGAGTCCGCGCAGCGCAGTGAGCCACCACGGATCGGAATCGCTGCCGCCGTTGATAAAGTTTTCCAGGAACTCGGCCCACTTCGGCGCGAGCTCCGCGATCAACGTCTCGCCGCCCTGTAGGTAGGTGATCAGCTCGTCGAGTAGCAGGATCGCGATCGCTATCAGCGAAGCGATGGCGATAGGCCCCGCTGCAGCAGCTAACCACGCGGCGGTCGCCCGTGCCGCCGTGAGTAGGGACACTGCGCCAAACCAGATGTATTGACCTATCAGCGTAGTGATCGCGCCGATATTGGCGACTATCGCGCCGAGCACCGCGCTAGTCATCACGACCGCGAACAACTTCCAGTTGTCGATCACAAAGCCGAGCGTCTTATAGAGCGTGTTTAATACGGCGACAAACGCGCGACCTAGCACGGTCAAGACTTTGACCACCTTGTCTACGCGCTGCGCGATGATCTCGCGATTCGCTTTGAGCCAGCCCATGAAGGCTAGCACTACCGCGTTTACCTGTGACAGCAGCGGCCCGCCTATGCTGTACCCTAAGCCCTGCGCCGCCATCTTGAGCCGGTCTAAGTTGTCGCCTAAGTCATCGCCAGCCGCGATCGTTTCCTTATCGATGACGTAGCCCGCTTCGCGCGCTTCGTCCGCCAGATCCGCGAGTCCCTTCGCGCCGCTGTTAAGCGTCGGGATCAGCTTCGCGCCGCTCTTACCGAACAGA